CGCCTTGAGGCCGTACCACTCGAGCCGGTCCAGCGCCTCGAGGCTCTTGTCCTCGGCGCCAATCCGGCGCATGCGCACGTCGACGTTGGTCGATCCGTCCGGCACGTCGATCGTGAAGGTGAAGCCGAGCTGGTCGCGGCTCTGCCCGCTGACCGAGTAGGTCGCGCGGTTCCACGCGCCGCCGTTTGTGCGCCACTGCGCCTCGAAATACTTGGTCCGGGCTTCGACGTTTCCGCTCTCGCGGTTGACGTGCCCGAGGCCCATTGGGGCGAAGATGTCGAACTCGATCAGGTTGGCGCCCTCGCCTTCGGGCGTTGCGCGGAACGGTCCCAGCCATCCGCCGACGACCTGCGAGCCGTCGAACGTCACGGTCACGTTCGCGGTTGTGGTGTCAGAGTAGAAGCCGGCCCAGCTTGCGTCGTCGGTCCCGTCCGGGTTCAGGCGCTTGAAGGTCCAGCCGACGACGCCGGTGCCGCCCGGGATCGAGCCGGTGATCAGCGCCGTGATCCGGTATTCGGTCGGGCCGTAGGTCGTCGTGGTCGTGTTGCCCCACCCCGCGTTGCTCGTGGTCGTCTTGACACGCGGCTGCTGCACCTCGACGTTGTAGAACGTGCCTGCGGTCATCGAGGCGGCTTTTGCCCACCCCCCGGTGTAGATCGGGCTGCCGTATTCGTCGGTCCCGGTCTGCTCGGCGACCCACTTGTCGAGCGTCAGCTCGTCGTAAGAACTGGTCGCGGCGCCGGTCGTCTTGGTCGGCGAAGCGCCGAGCAGGGTCTCGAACGCCCCGCCCAGCGCGATCGCCTGCCCGCTATACGGCGCGCTCTCGGTGATCGTCAGCACGCCGCCCGACTGGCTGACAACCGCCCCGCCGATCTGGCCGGTGATCGCCGTGGCGAGCGCCGCGGCGCTGGCGTAGTCTTGGTTCAGCGTGACCGCGTAGCCTCCGACCGTGAACGAGATCGGCGAGGCGAGGAACTGCAGCGCGGCGACGCGCGTGCCGACGATCGTCGAAGCGGTGCCCGGCTGGTTCACCGATGTGGTGAAGGTGATGACCTTGTAGCGGCCGTCGTTGTTAGCGGTGCCCGAGATCAGCAGCTCGTCCCCGACCACAAGGCCGAGGTCGCTGAACCGCCCGCGGACGTAGTCGCGGTTCAAGTTCCAATAGCTGCCGCCCCCATCCGCGACCGTGATCGTTCTGGTCTTGTTGACGATCGAGACGACGTTGCCGACCTCCCAGTCCTGCGGCGCGACGCCGGCTCCGGTCGGGATCGTGATCGAGCTGCCGTCGATCCGGTAGCTCGAGGCGGTCACCTTCGCCGTGCCAGCGACGCCGGCGGTCAGGCGCAAGCCGGCCGAGGCGACCGAGCTGCCGACCTCGGGGGCGTTGTACCAGTTGCGGTGAGCTTGATGCCCGGCCACGCTCACGCCCGGGGCGTAGATCGCGTAGTTGACCGAGTCGCCCAGCACCTCGAGGTCAGTCTCGCCGATGTTGATCTCGGACGGGTCGATCAGGAACTCCCCGCGGCCGATGCACAGCAGCACGTCGATCGCCTGCTTCGTCGGCGACGGGAAGTAGCGCCGGGGCTGGCACAGGTAGTCGGGATAGACCCGGAACCGCCCCGCGATCTCGGGGATCACGCCGTTTAGCCGCGGGGTGTTCGCCTTGAGATCCGCCGCGAGCAGCTCTTGCCCTTGCGCGCCCATGCCCTTGTAGCTCGGCGCGCTTGGTCGCATGAGCGCCGGGAGTACGACCGATGCGACCAGCAGGCCACCGACGACCCACAAGGCGGTCACCGGGTCTTTCGGGTTCGGGCGGATCTCGACCGTCTGCCCGGCCAACACCAGCTCGTCCCACTGCTCGGGCGGGATCACGACGCCAGCGACGCTGGCCGAGATCGGCTGCAGCGGACCGGCCTGGTAGCTCGGGCAATGCGCCTGCAGCCAATCGTGCAGCGTACCGCCGTCGACCGGGTGGCGCTCGATCGGCTCGCCCGGCAGCGTGGACGGGTAGACCTCAATCATTGTCATAGAACCTCACATCCGGGTAGGCGCGCTCAAAGTCGGGCAGCCGCAGCCAGCGCACGCCGATGCGGCGGCCAGTCTCCAGCACCGCCAGCCGGTCTTCCACCTCGATCACAATGCCCACATGCAGGCACAGGCCACTGCGCCAGACGGTGGCCAGCGCGCCGACCTGCGGCTGGCACTGGCGGAAGCCGATCAGCACCTCGCCAGCCGCCTGGGTCAGCCCTTGCTTGTCGGCGGGGCTGATCGCGCCATGGCTGGCCAGCAGGTCACCGCGCAGCGCGTGACGCACCAGGCGCACCAGGCCCCAGCAGTCGCAGCCGGTCCAGTCGCGGCCGTGGTCACGGTAGGGAATGCGCAGCCAGTCGTTGATCACTTGAAGTACTTCAATCCAGGGGCAAACGACGCCGTGTAGAACGCGCGCGGCCATGCCGTGTTGATGAGGTCGAAAAACGCCGCGGAAACGCGAAGTTGCGGCCCCTCCATCTCGCCGCTCTGCACGACGAACTTCAGCGGGTTCTCTGCCGGAGCGGTCTTGTCGGTCGAGAGGTAGTGGCGGAACGTCAGATAGACCCGGGCGCGCGCCTCGAGGGCGTCGTCGATCAGGCGCTGGGCTTCGCCGGTCACGTTGTCAATCGCGAACGTCAGGGTCTGCGTGCCGGCGGTGTTTTTCTTCGGCAAGGCGACCGCGATCGCGGCGGCCTTGAATGTCAGCGTGCGGGCGTCCTCGGTCGTGCAGGTTTGATCCTCGAAGCCGTTGCACAGCAGGATCGGCGCCGCCCAGGCCGAGCACGTCAGCTCGAGGGTCGGGATCACGACCTCGGTGCCGCCCGAGGCGAAAACTCGCTCAAGAATCGTCATTGCGGCATCTCCCGGTTGACCGCCGTGTCGAAGATGTCGGCGTTCACGACGAAGCTCGGCAGCACATCCCAGCCTACCGACAAAGTCTGCCGGTCGCGGATCTCGAGGTCGGCCGAGAACTGCCAGCGATCGACGCCGACCAGATCCGGGCCGGAATACATGCCTGCGAAGCGGCACTCGTAGGGCCGCAACCCGAGCGGCGTGCGCAGGGTGGCGTTGAACCACTCAGCGCCGTCCGACAAGGTCCAGCGGAACCAGGCCTCGAAGAGCTGCGCCTCGGACTGGGTCATCACCCACGAGACCGAGGCGATCGAGGGCACGCTGGTGTATCTGCGGCGCTGCCGGGCGCGGCCGGACTCGAGATCCGTCCGCATCATCGGCGAGACGTGGTTCATGCCGTAGCCGCTGCGCAAAGGCAGCGGAAGCTCGGCAGGGTAGTTGATCGTCGCGGCCATCAGTAACCCCTTCGCTGCAGGCCGAACGCCTTCTGGATCGCCCTGCCCCTCGGGCCGTCGCCCATGAGGTCGGCGACGAACACATCGATCTCGCGCGCGCCGTTGTTGGTGCGCTCTTCGGTCTTGCCCGCGCGGCTCTTGTCTTCGATCAGGTTGACCGTGACGTTGCCGCCGCCGAGCTTGCTGTTCGGAACGATGGCGCCCGAGGTATTCGGCACGAACAGCTCGGCGCCGCGCTCGCCGACCAGATAGGGCATCCCGTCACTGACCGGACCGCCCGTCGCGCGAGCTGCGACCGCAGCAGCGCCCAGCGCGGCGACCGTGGCGGCGAACGGTTCAGCGACCGCGACGGCCGAAGCGGCTGCGGCCGGTGCCATCACCGGACCGACGATCGGGATCGCAGCGGTCGCGGCGAAGGCGTTCAGGCCAGCCATCGCGACCATCGCCTGCGCCTCGAGCGCGAGGGCCGACTGCGCGGTCGCCTCGGTCGTCTTGCCGACGACCATCTGCACGACCTGATACGCCAGCCACTGCGCCGCCATCTGGCCGAGCGCGTTTACGACCGAGCGCGCCATGCCCTCGGCCAGCCCGGCGACCGCGTCGCCCAGGCTCTCCGAGTCGAAAACCATCCTCTCGAAGGCGTTACCGAAGCCGGTCGAGAAGTTCTGCGCGACGTTGCCGGCCAACTCGTCGAAGTTGGTCATCGCCTCTTCGGCAGCCGACAGCCACTCGGCCCAGTAGTCCTTGTTCTTGTCGTTCGAGATCCCGAGGTCGAGCAGCTTTTCGCGCGCGGCGATCTCGCGGTTCAGGATCTCAAGCGCCTGCTCCGATCCGTCGAAGCCCTCGAGGATCGCGGCCTTCTCTCGCAAGCGCGCGATCGCCAGCGCCTCGATCGCCTTGGCGGCGTCTTTCTTGAAGACCGCCTCGAGCTGGGCGTTCTCGAGCTGCTGCTCAAGGCTGGCGATGTTGTCGAGCGTGGCGCGCGTCTCTTTTTCGCGCGCGTCTCGCATCGCGAGCGTGGACTTGGCGTTGCGCTCGGCGGCGTCGGCGGCCTCGAAGGACGCCGTCACCATGCTCTTCATGTCGTCCGAGTAGGTCGCCCAGTAGGGCGAAGCCATGAGCGTCGCGAGATCCGCCTGCGCCTTCGACAGTCCTTCGACTTCGTTGGTCGCGTCTTGCGCCATCTTGGCGGCGGTTTCCATCGCCTTGGCCCACGTCTTCGCGCCTTCCTGCGCGAACTCGTTCGGGTTGCCCTTTGCGCCGGTGCTCTTCGGCTTGTCGAGGATGTTCTCGCGCAGCCGTTTCTCGACCTCGGGCGTGTAGAGCGTGCCGAGTTCCTTCTTGGCCTTCTTGATCGCGTCCGCCAGCTTTTCCGTCGGTGTCGCGTACTTCTCCATCAGCTTTTTGTAAGCCTCGGCCTGCCGCTCGGCGACGTTGTCCACGAGGCCGCTGCCGCCCGTCAGGACCGGCGGCCCCATCATGCCCGCCATCGTCCTTCGCGCGTTCAGGATCGCGGCGGTCTGCCGGTCCACTTCGGCGCGCGCCGCGGCGGCGTCCGCCTTCATCATGTCGCCGATCGCCTTCGCCTGCGCGAGATCGCCACGCGCGACCGCGGCGGCCTGCGCTGCCAGCCCGCCCAGCTCGTTGCCGGTCTGCTTCAGGACGTAGGCGACGTTCACGCCGAGCACCGCGACGGTCTCGAAGACGGTCGCGATGCCCTCTTGCACCGTCTTCATCGCGCCGGCTTCCCGCGCGTTCTCGCCGGTCGCCGTGTTCATCGCCTTGATGATCGTGATCGCGTCGGTGATCGCGCCGCTGGCGAGCTTCACCGAGTCGTAGATCAGGCCGCCCGCGTTGTTCTGGCTGATCGTCAGGAAGAGCTGGTCCCAAGTGTCGGCGAGGTTCGAGATCGCGCCGTCGAGGGTCTTCGCGCGCTCTTCCATCGCGCCGGCGAACTGGTTGTTGCCGATGTCGGTCAGATACTTGGAAATCTCGGCCGCGTTGTCGCCGACCGTGGTCTTCACGTTCTGAAACGTGAACTCGACCTCGTCGCCTTGTTTCTTGGCCTTGATGCCGAACTCTTTGAGGCGCTCGAACTCGCCGGTCGCCGCGTCCGCGACCGCCTCGATCATCTGGTTCAAGCCCTTGCCCATCGCCGAGGCGGTGTTTCCGTAGGACCGCAGCGCATCCGCCGAGGCGTCGAGGCCGAGCGCCTTCATCTTCACGAAGGCCTCGGTGACTTCCTTCAGCGAGTACGGGGTCTCGGCCGCGAAGTCCTTGATCCACGAGAACTCGCGCGCGGCGGCCGACGTACTGCCGGTAATCGTCACGAGCGACGAGTTCAGCACGTCGAACTCACGCTGCACCGCGATCAGCTTGCCGACTGCAGCCGCCGCGCTGACCCCGGCGAACATGCCACCGACGGCGGTGCTGATCCGCCCGGACATTTCCGTGAATTGCTGCTCGATCGCCTTGGCGCGCTTCTTCGCGATCGCCTCGGCTCGCGCGGTGTCGGTCTCAAACTGCCCCGTCCGCATGAGCAGGTCGAGCACGATGCTGCCAGCAGTCGCCATGCCTTACCCCTTAGTTATGCCCAGCGCGCGCAGTGTCTGCACGTCGGCCGAGCTGAGTTCCTCCTGCCATGTCGGCGGGTGGAGCCAGTCGATCTTGTCTTGGACTTCACCGCCTCCCATGATTTGCGCGACCAGTGCTGCCGGGCGGTGATAGCGGTGCAGGTCGTCGAACGGGTGCGAGCGGTAGAACGAAATCCAGTCGCGGAACTCGCGCTGGGTCATCGTTCGTTGCAGCTCGCCGACCGTTTTTCCTAGCGCCAGGGCGAGCACATGCCAGAACCACTGCTCACCGCGCTCGGCTACTCGTTTCCCGAGGCGCTCCCGTTGATTTCCATGACGACCGAGAAGATCGCGTTCAGCGCGCCCGACTTCAGGGTCAGGGCTTTCTCGTAGGTCATGGCGGTGGTGCCGTCGGGGTTGCAGACGCAAGCGGCGATCAGCTTTGCCGCGGCGCCGGCCTTCGCGTCCTCGTCCGCACCGGACAGCGCAGCGTGGAAGCGAATGAACTCGATCGCGGACAGCTCGCGGAAGTGAAGGCGGACGGACTTACCCTTGCCGACCTTCACCTCGCGCTCGTGCAGCTCCGACGATACGAAAAGCGAATCGTCGATCATGCGTTACGCCTTCCAAGTCGGGGTGACGGCGCCCGAGCGTTGCAGGGTCAAAGTCCCGCGGACGACTTCGTTCGTGGCAATGTCGAGCGCCACGTCGGCGATGTAGGCGCTGAAGGCGATCGAGGTGCGGCCGGTCGGGGCGGTCAGCGAGCCGGAAGCATAGACCGGGTCGGCGCTGCCGTCGGACAGGCAGATCATCCAGTTGAGGGTGTCGCCGGACTCCTTCAGCGCGAAGAGGCGCTGGTGGCTGGCGTCGGTCGGCTTCATGATGAACGGGACCGAGACTTGGCCCGGGTTGCCCAGGCCGCGGGTGAACGCGCGGTCGGTCGTGGCGTCGAGGCAGGTCACGTCGATCTGGTCGGCAGCGCCGCCCAGGCCGGTGATCCCGGTCGGGCAGGTCAGCTTGACCATTGCGGGGGTCGTGGCGGTGCTGTCAGCGAAAAACAGCTCGGTGCCTTGGGTCTTGACGGTCATGGTTTACTCCTTCGGGGTAGGTCAACGGGGCAACAGGTAGTCGAGTTGCAGCGCGAAGCGGTAGAGCTTGGTCTCCGGTTCGCGCTGGTTCAGGAAGAGGTTGGTGACGTGGGCGTGCTGCTCGATCGCCATGCGGACGGCGCTCGCGAGCTGCACGACGCCGGCGCTGGTCTGGTGCCAGCAGTCGATCTGCACGGTCGCGCGGTCCATGTCGGGCACGCCGTCGAGCGCGTTCTCGGGCACGCCCGAGACCAGAAACCACGTCACATAGGGGCGGCTCACGTCTTGCGGCGCTTCGCCGTGCGGGTAGATCCGCGTGCCCACGATCGCCGAGACGGCGGGGGCAGCGGTGAGAATGTCGTAGATCGGGGGCAGCATCATGTCCTCGCCAGTTTCTTGACGACGACCTCGATCCGGCGGTTCAGGTCGTCAGTGACCACGCGAATCACTTCGGCGCCCTTCGACTGCACCGCGGGGCGCAGCCAGGGCGTCGCGTTCTGCGTGTCCGAGCCGTACTCGAGCAGCGAGGCGGTCTTGCGGGTCGTCACCGGGTCGCCCTTGCGGTCGGGGTAGGTCTTGCGTCGCACGCGGACCAGATACCGCTCGCCCTTCGAGCCGGTCGGCGCCTTGCCGCGCGAGGCGATCACGTTCTGCACCAGCAGGCCGGTCGAAACGTCGCCGCCTTGGGCGATCGCGGTCTGCAGGTTGCGCTTGGCTTCGTCGCGCAGCAGCCGGGCGCCCTTCGCGAGCGCCAGCTTCACCGGGCCGCCGCGCTTGGAGACGATCTCGGGGGGTAGCGACTGCAACAGGCGAAGGGTGTTCTCGACGCCCTCGAGCTTGACCTCGACCTTCACAGCGGCGCCCCCTGGTCGCGCTCGCCAGCCAGCAGGCTGCCGTCCAGCGACAGCTCTGGCTGCACCCGGTCGTTCTGGTCGTCCGCCAGGGAGTCGACCAGAATCAGCAGCAAGGCCTCGATGCGGTCCAGTCGCTCGATTAGCTCGTCGTTCATGGGGTTTCCCTGTCAGACCTGCGGGCCTATCGAGCACATCAAGGTCAGGTGCCGGCGCAGGCTGGGGTCGGGCAGCACGGCCTCGATGTTGTAGACATCGCTGCCGTGCCGCAGCCGCATGGCAGGCTTGATGCCAGCCAGGTGTCGGATGGTGATGCGCGTCGTGACCTGGCTCTGCACCGACTGCGCGGCGACAAACTCGCGGCCGCTCAGCGGCACGATGTCGGCCGGCACATGCGCGGCGGAGGTCGTCCAGACCTCCTGCACGCCGCCAAACTGGTCGCGCACGGCGGTCATGGCTTCGATGGAGACCCGGTGCCGCAGGCGATCCGTCAGGCTCATAGCGCGAAATTCCGGTAAGTGTCGAGCAGCCCGTCGGCAAACGGCAGCGGGTTCACCGTGTTGCCGATGCTGGTGGCCTGCCGGTTTTCAAACAGATCACCCAGGGCCAGCAGGATCCAGGCCTTGAGCGGGGCCGGTACGTTGAGCGCCGACGCGCCGTAGCCGGCTACGTAATCGATGCTGACGGCCTCGATCACGCCGGCCTGCGTGTCCGGCCAACTCTGCCCGGCGGCCGGTACCAGGACGGGGCGTCCATTGGATCGGCCCAGCTGATAGGTCGATGGGCTAAAGGTCTGGGTGGCGCCATCTTGGTCCGTGTAGGTGACGGCCGTCACGCTTTGCACATCGCCCATGGCCAGGAAGATGATGGGCTGGAAAGCTGGGAGAGTCAGACGCCAGCTGCTGGTGATCAGCGTGCGCTGCAGGCGGTCTTCGCAGGCCGCGCGTGCTGCGCTGATCATGGAGCTGATCAGCAGATCCTCATCGTCGTGCGTCAGGCGCAGGTGGGCCTTGGCCTCGGCCAGCGTAATCGGCTCACTGGCCGGTTGCGTGATGCGGGTCGTGGTCATGGCGCGTGGCTATCGGGTCAGGCAGCAGATAACGGCAGGTCCAGGCCGCCCTGATCGAGCGGCTCAGACTGATCGACGACCAGTTGATCGGGCTGTTCCGGCAGGTCGGCGGCCTTGTTTTCAGGTGCTGGACCGTTGTCCTTGTTGTCGCGCGCCTGGCGGGCCTTGCTGGCCCACTTCTCGCCCAGCGCAACGTCGATCAGCTCCTGATCGTCCGTCTCGACCTCGGTGCCGGCCTGGTACTGGACCACGTCGCAGCCGCGATGCGCAAAGGCAAAGTCCTTGGTGATCTTGAGTTTCATGAGGATTCCTTAAGGGGCCCGGGCGCCGTCGCGGCCGGGCCCGGTTCATCAGGCGCTGAACTTGAGCAGCTTGATTGCCTGGCTGTCGACCACCATGCCGCCGACGCGCTTGGTCACGTAGAAGCCGACGTAGGGCTTGTTGGTGTACGGGTCGCGCAGGATGCGGGTGCCGATGCGATCGACAATGGTGTAGCCGCGGCGGAAGTCGCCGAATGCGATCGACAGGCTCGACGCAGCCTTGGCCGGCATGTCCTCGGCTTCGGTGACGGCGTAGCCCAGCAGGCGGTCGGGCTGACCAGCCTCGAGGCCAGGGCGCCAGATGTAATCACCGTCCGCGTTCTTGAAGGTGCGGACCTCTGCCAGCAGGCCCTTGTTCATGACCCAGCGGGCGTTGGCGCGCAGGCCAGCCTTGAGCTTGTGCACCAGTGTGATCAGGATGTCGCTCGGGTTGCTGGCTGCCCAGCCGCCGGCCACGCCAGTGATCACGTGCTCCAGCGTGCCGAAGGCGCGCGAGCTGTCGGCAGTGGCCGCGGTGGTGTAGGACAGGAAGCCCTTGGGCTTCTTGGTGCCGTCGCCGGACACGAAAGCCGCCCCCTCGGCACGAGCAAACTCGGTGGCACACTCGTCGACGATAAACTGCTCTGCGTTGAAGAACACATCGTCCAGCATCTGCTGCGTGGCTTGCGGGTAAGCGTACAGCTCGCCCATGAACGGGGTCACCTGGGCCATGGAGCTGCCGGCGGTCGCGCTGCGGGCGTCGTCTTCGTCGACCCATCCGCTGGCAGTGCCGCGAATGTTGACCAGCTTCTTGTAGTCGCTGGTCGAGACGGTGCGGACGTTGGCAATCTCGCGGATCGGAGACACGTCGACCAGCTGACCCAGGATGTCGCGGTCCAGCTCTTCGGGTACCGCGTAGCCGCCGTCGGCGTCGGTGGTGATGTTGTAGGCCTTGGCCTGCAGCGCTGCCAGACCGTCGTCGTCGCCCTTGCGCAGGAACTTGCCGAAGGCCGTCTTGTGCTCGGAACGTGCCGGGTCGACGTCACCGCCGGTACCGGGACGACCGGCCTTTTTCTCGATTTCCTTGACCTGGTCCTTGATGGCGTCCATTACCTCGTTGAGCTTGCCGAGCTTGGCCTCGAAATCGCCGACAGCCTTGCCGTCAGCCTTGGCCAGCAGCCGTTCGTCGTTGGCCTTCTTGAATTCCTCGAAGGCCTTGCCCTGCTCGGTCAGCAGCTTGGTGATGTCCTTGATCTCGAGCTCGCCCGTCATGGCCAGCGCGCCCAGGCCAGCCAGTACGGCAGGATCCAGCAGGCCGAGGCCCAGGGCGTTGCTGACCGCGGCGGTCAGTGCGACCGCAGCCAGCAGGCCGAAGGTCAGGTGTTTACGGGTGACGTTCATGGTGATTTGTCCTTTCAGAATGTCAACAGGGAGGTGTTGCGCTTGATGAGCGCTTCCAGTTCGCCCAGCCCATCGGACTCGCTCCGACCCTGCAGGGACTTGATCCGGGCCAGCATGGCCACGGCTTCGCGTTTGCTGAGCCCGCCTGCCTCGCGCAGGAAAGCTTCAGCATCCGCCAAAGACTTGATGGATTCGATCGACTTGACGTTGGCCACGCGCGCCGCGTCGTTGGCCGGGAATGTCACCAGCGACACCTCCCACAAGTCGACCTTCTTGAGAGTGCGCACGCCCGTCACGCGGTCGTAGCTGTCCTCGCGGGTGATGAACCCGATCGACAGGCCACTGATCGCGCCCATCTTCAGCAGCTCGTAGGCCTCGGCGCCGCGCGCGGTCTTGAGGGCCAGCTTGCCCTCGACATGCAGGCCGATGTTGTCTTCCTTGACCGAGGTGTAGACGCCGATCGGCTCGCCGCTGCGGTGCTGCCACAGCAGCGACGGCATGCGACTGTCCAGGCTTTCCTTGAAGGCGCCGGCCGCCACCACTTCCTGGTAGCTGTCGACCACGCCGAAGACCGAGCCGTAGCCAGAAAAAAGGCCGTCTTCGCTGACGGCCTTGATCTTGAATGGGATGTCGAGATAGTCACGCATTGGCGTTTCCTTGCTGGGCACCAGCCGGGTTCAGGTCGGCTGTCAGGTTGATCGGTGTGAGGGGCAGATCCAGGTCATCGAGCGGGTTGCGCTCCATCAGCTCGCGCGCTTCGTTGCGGGTCAATACGCCCAGCTGGACCAACTTCGAGAGGTATTCGGCCTCGTCCTTCATCGCGCCACGCAGCAGGCCGCGCTCATGAAACTTGACATACAGGCCCGACTTGCGCTCGGCGCGGCTCAACAGGTTGGCGTTGGCCGACTGCTCGATCCGGCTGTACCAGGGCATCAGCGTGTGCACCAGGTGGGCCAGAAACATCTGCTCGGCGCTGGCGTAGGTGGCAGCCTTGTCGCTGTAGCCGACCATGATCGGCATGACGCGGAAGAACCGGCAGACATCCTCGATCTGGAACTTGCGGGTCTCGAGGTGCTGCAGGTCAACGCCCCTGAAGGCGTAGGGCGTGAACTTGGCATTGCGGTCCAGGATCATGGGCCGGGCCAGGTTCTGCAGACCTGTGTACTCACGCTCGAGCCACCCGCGCAGGCTGTCGTACTGGTCTTTGGTCAGCTGACCTTCCACGCTGTACAGGCCGCTGGGCGCCGCGCTGTTGCTGTGCACGCGCGCGTGGTGCTCCTCGGCCGCCAGGCTGAGGCCGATCGCTTCCCGTGCCAGCTTCAGCACCTCGAGGCCCTCAAAGCCGTTCCAGCTCGGGCCGCGCACGGTCCAGATGGATTCGGCAGGGAAAGGCTTTGTCGCACCACCCGGCGCGGTCACCATGTACTGCAGGCTGTAATCCGAGGCCTGGGTGACCGTGACCGATCCAGGCTGCAGCGGAATCAGCTCAAGGATGCTGCCGCCGGTGCCACGCACGATGAAGATGTGAGCAGCGCCGCAGAGGGCGGCATGCCAGACCATCAGCTCTCGCAGCTCGAACGAGGTCATCCAGCTGTTGGGCTGATGGGCCAGGATGTCGTACAGGTCGTGGTCGGTGGCTGAATCCAGGTTGCGGCCTTGTTTGCGCATCAGCTTGAGCGGCACCTGAGCGATCCCTTCGCCCAGCACACGCAGGCAGCCGAACACGGTCGACAGCTGCAACGCCTGCACGCGGCCCACGCGCACACCTGACTTCACGGGTGCAGACAGCCCGTAGTCCTTGGCCAAATCCACAATGCTGTAGGACTTGCGCCCGAACAGGCGTTCCAGAAGTTTCACAGGCTCATTCCCAGAAGGATTTATCGGTCACGTTGGTCGCTAGCGCCCGGCCCAGCGCCATCAGCATCGCGATGGCGCCGTCGATCTTGTTTTCGGGCCGTTCCTTGGTCGGACTCATCAATTCGTTGAACTTGCTGACCTTGACGACCAGGTTCGAGACCATCCAGGTCATCACCGGGTTGCCGTCGTGGGCCAGCTTCTTTTCCAGCACCAGGTTCTCGACCTGGATCAACGGTGGCGTGAAGAACAGCGAGCGCTGGGCGATCTCGACCAGCGGCAGCCCCTCCTCGATCAACTTGCCGGCGAAGTACATCGACAGCGCGGGGTCGAAGGCGATTTCCTGCACGTCGAACTGGCGGCACAGCGTGCGCAGGTCCTCGGCCACCACGTCGAAGTCGGTGATGTCGCCATCGGTCACCTGCACATAGCCCTGCCGGGACCATCCGCTCAGGTGGGCATTGCCGCTTTCCTGAATGGCCAGCTCGTTCAGATACAGACGTGTGCACACGTTCCACACCCCGTCGCGCTCGAACACGATGGCCAGCGCCGCGAAGTCCTTTTTCTGCGCCAGGTCGAGGCCGATCCAGGCCTGGGTTCCGGCATAGTCGTCCAGCTGCCGCAGGCGTGGCTCGGTGCAGCGGTCCCAGGCACGCATGTCCATCCAGGGCGATTCACCCGACACCCAGACGTTAAGGCGCTTGGTCAGGAAGTTGCTCAGCGCGCTGGGCATGGCCTCGGCCTTGCGGGCTGCGGCCTCCATGTCGTCTGGCAGCACCGACTTGCCCCAGTTCGGGTTGGCCTTGGCCCAGCTGTCCGGCTGGAACGGGTCATCGCCATCGTCGATGGTGTAGATCACGCCGAACATGGCGGGATCTTCGATCACCCGTTCCAGCAGTTTGGTCACATGCGTGCGCCGCTCGTAGCAGATGCCGCTGCGGTCCGTTCCGGCCGTGGTGATATTCCACAGCAGCGACTGCTCGCGCGCCCCGCGCGCGGTGTCGATCACGTCATAGACGGCGCGCGTCTTGTGCGCGTGCAGCTCGTCGATCACGGCGAAGTGCACGTTGAGTCCGTCCAGCGTCGAGCCCTCGGCCGCCAGCGGCGTGAACTTGCTGGCCGTGTGCGCCACGGTCAGGCTGTGCTGCATGATGGCCACGCCCAGCCAGGTGCGCAGGTCCGGCGTGCGCTCGGCCATGGCCCGCGCGTCGTCGAACACGATGCGCGCCTGGTCGCGCGTGGTCGCCGCGCTGTAAACCTCGGCGCCGTGCTCGCCATCGGCGGCCAGCATGAACAGCGCCAGGCCGCTGGACAGCGTCGACTTGGCATTCTTGCGCGGCACCTCGACATAACCTTCGCGGAAGCGCCGCAGGCCTGTCTCGCGGTGCACCCAGCCGAACACCGTGGTCAGGATCCAGCACTGCCACTGCTCGAGCTCGATCAGCCGGCGCTCGCGCGCCCACTTGCCCTTGATGTGCGGCAGCAGTTCGATGAAGGCGCACGGCCGCTCGGCCGCCTCGGCGCTGAACACCCAGGGCCAGTCCGGGCCATGCTCGCGCTCCAGGTCGGCAAGCTGTCGCTCGACCGCCAGGCGAGTCCACTTGCAGACCGGGATCTCGCCGGCCATGACCGCGCGGCTGTAGGCCTGCGCGGCTTCGACGTAGTGGTTGCTCAACGCCCGCCCCCGACCACGGCAAACCGCGCAAACCCGCTGGCCTGCGCCTGGGGCGGTGCATCGATGCCCGGCAGCGTCGGCTGCACGTAGTTGCTGGCTTGCACCCTGCCGCGAGCCGCCGGGCTCAGCCCGAAGTGCATCAGGTAGCGGTTGACCTGCTCCCGATGACTCTTGATCAGCTGCACCATCACGCTCTGCTGCGCATAGCCGCTGGGCGTGACCGCGTAGCTTGCGCGGTACACCGCGTCGGCATAGTCAATCCCTTCCTGCTCGACCAGGCGCGCGACCTGACCGTTGAAGGCGGTCTCGAGCTCGGCCAGCCGGCCCACCGCCTGGCAGTACAGCGCCAGGGCGGTGCGATCGAGGCCGCTGATCAGGCCCAGCTCCTCGAGCAACGGCGTGATGCGCTTCCATTCCTTGCGCGCCTCCGGCCCCAGGTGCTTGGGTACCGTGGGTATCTCGATGCGCGGGTTCACGCCCGCCGACACGTCGAGCGCGCGCTTGCCCGGGTTACCTTCGAGCAATTTCAGGGCCGCAGGCTTAGGCAGCGGCCCGCGGGATCCAGTCATGGTGTTGTCCTCGGGTCAATCTTGGCAAGGCCAAGGGGAGTACCCCCCCTGTCAAAACCTGCGCGCGCAAAAATTTGATTGGGCGGCCGGTCTGGAAGCAAGGGCTGCAAAGATTCGATCCCCCCTCCCCAGCGATCAGACCGGACCGTTAGATCCTCGCCGGCCAAATCCGCCATCCTCGATCGCGGTCTTGATGTCATGGCACCGCTTGCACAGTGGCTGCCAGTTGGAGCGCTGCCAGAACAGCGCCTTGTCGCCCTTGTGCGGGACGATGTGGTCGACGACGGCGGCAGCCACTATCTCACCGCGCGACTCATGCCGAACACAAAGCGGATGAGCACGCAGGAAACCTTCGCGGGCCTGCTGCCACTTGTAGCTGTAGCCACGCTCAGTCGACGATCCGCGCCGGGCATCCAGCGCCTTGGCCTCAATCCGCTTGTACTTGTGCTTTTCGCAGCGGCTAGATCCGCCATGCACCAGCACGCCACAGCCTGGGTAGTTGCAGGGCTTAGGTGCGGACTTGGGCATGGTGGGCAAAAAAAAGCCCCGCCAGCGGAAACCACTGCGGGGCGGCTGCACAACGGTGGGTGGACACACCAGCTACACAGCTTGCCTGAAATGTAGCAGGAAAGTCTAAGGTGTAAAACTCCTTTTGGCTTCTGCCTGCTCGCGCCGGGCCTCAAACCAGCGCGCGATCTCGGCATCGGCTTGTTCGAGCTGCGCCTTGATAGTGGACTCGGCACGCTGCATGCGCTGGGCTGCCAGCCGGATGCCGGTGTTGCGCACGTAGATGTATTGCAGCGTGAGGTAGAGGTGCGACTTCACCAGCTTGAGCGACTCGACGGCCCGGTCGGTTTCAGCGGCCTCGAGCTCGTTGATCGGGACGGACGATTCCCGGTAGCCGCCCTGCCCGCCACCGCCCAGGCTCAGCAGGATGTTGACCCGCGCAAAGCCCAGGCCGGCATCTTCACGCCGAGCCTTCCAGGCGCCCCAGATTGCCAGCCTGCTGCTGACCCATTCAATGCGCGCCATGGTCAAGCCCCTTGCGCCGACTGGCCGGTCGCGCCTGGCTGCCACATGATCAGGAAGCTGCAGCCGAACTGCACCATGTAGCGCGCCATCTCTGCCGTCACGTCGGGCATGCTGAACGGCGTGCCCACGATCCGCCCCCGCTCCATCGCGTAGAAGCAGTTCGGCTCCCCACGCAACGCCCGCCTGACCAGAGAATAGGCCTGACGGCCCAGATCCGAATCCTGAGCCCGCTTGAGGACGGCCTGATAGGTCTCGGGCATGTGGGTCTTGATGTCGCGAATCGCCTGCTCGACATCTGCTGCGGTCCTTGAAGTGTCCATCTGTCCATCCTTTTTCATTGAGAGGTAACGGGAGTGAATGTGTCCGCGCGTGTGCGCACGTGCCTGTGCACCCGCCTGCACGCCTGCGCCTGCCCTGGAGGTAGTGGCCGGGGTGACTGGCCTGGACTTGGACAATGCAGCGGCTCGACCTGCTGATTCAGGCCCTGTTGCTGCCGCTATGCCTCCATGGGAAACGCCGGCCACCCTGGACACTTGGACACTCAGGGCACGGACTGAGCCACGCGCATCCATGCGCCCGCGTGCTGGCGGGGGCCATTCGCCCCCGTGCGTTCCGCATCCCAGGCGCACACGGCGCGTGAGACCTGCACACGGACGCCATTCAGCGCCGTGTCCTGTGTGGTGATGGGGTGACGGTCAGAACGGTTCATCGTCCGCCGTGTCGGTTGAAGGCCCAGCATCCGCTGCGGGCTCGTCGGTCTCGGGGGCGGGCCAGTTGGCCGGGCGCTCCCAGCCGTGGGCCCGCACGCCGTTGATCTGCTTTTTCTTGTGCACCCAGCCCTGGTGCGTCATCCAGCTACGAATCTGGGATTCGAGGCCGGCCGTGGACTTGCCCGCGTCCATGTCGAGCGCCTTGACCAGCTGGGCCAGCGTCACGAAGTCGGTCAGCTCGTTGACCAAGGCACCGATGCCCGTAGCGGTGGGCTGGCGGGTCAGCACGGCCAGCAGCTCGCTGGTGACGGCGGTTTCGATCAGGCGCGACTCCTGCACCGGAGCGAACAGGCGGTCTTCCTGCTCGCGGGTCGGGATGCAGGTCGCGCCTTCCAGATAGAGCGCGTAGGCCTCGCCGAACAGCTGCTCGCGCCACTTGGCCAGCCACTCGATCCGGATCGGGTTGCGCACGGGAATCGGCCAGAAACGGCGGTTGCCGGTGCGGTCGCGCAGGTAGGTCGACTCGTTGGTCGTGCCCACCAGCACGCACTGGCGCGGGTGTTCCTCGACCACGCGGCCATAGGCCGGACGGTAGCGGTCGACCTTGGAGCTGATGAAGGCCTTGATGGCGGTGATCTCCGCCTTGCCCATCTGGGACAGTTCGCCCAGCTCATAGCCCCAGATGCCCTGCACCTGTTCCTGCGATTCCTTGCCCTTGCCGATCTCGAACGGCGTGTCGCTGTACCAGGCGCTGCTGGCCAGGGTCTCGACCATGGTGGACTTGCCCAGACCACCCGGGCCCTCAAGCACCGGGCAGTAGTCGAACTTGCTGCCCGGCTCCATCACGCGCATGACCATGCCGATCAGCCAGTAGCGGCCGACCAGCGCCAGGTATTCGCGCATCTTGGGGTCAAGCGTCTCGGCGGTCTCGCCGATAGCATGGATAAGCCACTTGTCGGCCCGGCTCTTGCCGTCCCACTGCAGCCCGCCCAGCCACTCGCGAACCGGATGCCAGGGGTTTTCGTAGGAGACGGTCTCCATCGCTTCCATGATGGCCTGGCGAGTGATGGAGGGCAGGCCGTAGCGCTTGCTCAGCCAGTTGCCCAGCAGCAGGTCGACGGCGCCGGTGATCTTGCCGGCCCGGCCATGAGGGAAGGGCCAGTGGCGACGGGCCTCCATGGTGTTGGACAGCTCGTTGTAGCCGAGAACGCCCTGCAGTTCGGGATCGTGGCGCAGGGCCAGGATGACGGTCTTGCGGCTCAAGTTCCAGCGGCCCTTGATGGGATCGTAGAAGCACTCGAGCCACCAGGGCAGCGCCGCAGGCGATTCGGGGGAATCGCCGCCGTCAGTGCCAACGGGGCCGTCGATTTTTTTGGCTGCCGGCGACACGGGCGCGGCCGGCTGGTCGCCTTCGGGCGGCAGCGCGTAGGCGGTGCCAAAGAAGGCGATCACGCGGTCGAAGTCCCAGCCGTCGGCCTCGATCGCGTCGGCGGCGTCCCAGCCGTCCTTCCTGACGCCCGGGGGATCGATGGCCAGCAGCTGGACCTTGCAGCCGTGCTCGCGCTCGAGCAGGCGGCCGATGCCCAGCATGGCGGACAGGCCGGGCTGCTTGTCGGCGGGCAGGTAGGGCTTGCCGGCCTTGAGCGACTCGCGCTCGGCGTCGTCGGCGCAGGCGTTGGCTTCCTTGGCCGTCAGCGGCACGCGCTTGCTGTCGGTGTCGGGCCAGGCCAGCACGGTGCTGCCGGCGATCCACGACCAGTCGGCCTTGGACCACGCCTTGCAGCCACCCGGCCAGCCGACCACGCAGTAGATGCCCGGTGCGTTCGCGTCGAGCAGCTGCTGCAGTACCTCGGCCTTGCGCTCGCCTTCGACCAGCACCACGGTGCGGCCCGCGGGCAGGCTGCGGCCCGGCAGGTAGAGCGGGCGGGGTTCGTCGAACTGCTTCCAGTGCCACTTGGCAGCACCGTCGCGCGCGGACTGGCACCAGGTGTAAGGCAGATCGTCCTTACCGCCGTCGCTGGTGCGGAAGCGCACCACGTAACCGTGCAGGTCGTCGCCCAGGCGGTATTCGGCGGTGCGCACGATATCGCTGGCCGGGCGACTGAAGTGCTTGAAGGTCGGCGCGGGCGCATTGGCCGGTACCGGGCGTACGGTGGTCCAGCCTTCGTCGCTGCGGGCAGGACGGCTCGGTGCTGGCGGCGGCTTGGGCCGGGCCGGGCGCTGGTGGCTGGCGTCGTGCTGCACGCCTGCCACATCTTCCAGGCCTTCGTCACGGGCCACGGCCACGGCCGCCCTGCCCTGGTCGAGGCCATGGATGGCGGCGTACAGGCTGACCAGGTCGCCGCCCTTGTCGTCGCTGGCGAAGTCGGCCCAGCGGCCGGTGCGCAGGTTGACCGAGCAGCTGGTGCCCTCGCCGCCGTGCAGGCCGGCGCAGACCCACTCGTGGCCATTACGCCGGCCGCCGGGGAGCCAAGCGGGAACCAGCTGTTCGGCGCGCGACAGCAAGGCATCGCTGAGCGCCTGGAATCGGATGGGAGGCAGGGAGGCGCGGTTCATGCGGCACCTCCACGGTTCAGGGGTAGATCAGCCCAGGCCGGCGTGTCCACCGCCGGCGGCTCTGGTGCGAATGTCATGGAATTTAAGGTTTGACCCAGCTGTGCAGGGTCGATTGCAGGGCATGCACGGATGCCAGCTCGATCGGCTGGCTGACCGGCGCGTATTCCGCCACGGGGCGGTTCCGGTAGGCCACCCGGCGCGTGCCGCAGATCTGCAGCAGGCCGGCGCGGCGCAGGTTCTTGACGGTGTGGGTCGCCGCGGCAATGCCCACCTGGGCCTGATGGGCCAGCTCAAGCAGCGTCGGGCGTTGGCCCAGGCCGTGGCAATGGCGGGCGGCCTGCAGCAAGGCGGTGCGGACTTCAGAGGCGGGGCGCATGGTTCATTCCCCCCGCAGGTGACGGGGCTTGCCCGCCTGGTTCAGGGACAGCACCGCCTCGCCCAGCCGGGCCAGTGCACCCATGAGCTCCAGGCGCTCGCGACCGATGCGCTCGAGCTCGTTATCGCTGATGGCGCCGTCGGCAGCCGAGCTGCAGACCTCGTAGCACAGGTCCGCGAACTCGCCCGAAGCCTTGGCCAGCTGTTCCAGGACGGCGTTGGCATCGGCTGAAGAGTCGGCCGGCATCGGGATGCAAACATGGCCGCAGGCCTCGGCGAAGGTGTAGAGGATGCGGTAGTCACCGGTCAGCTGGCAGATCTTGGCCGCGTCGACCAGGCCCAGCTTGGCGCTGCCGTTGCCCGTGACCTCGTGGTTCAGGGTGTGCGGGGACTTGCCCATGCGCGGTGCCAGCGACGGCGCCCCGCCGGGGTAGTCATGGACGGTGTGATAGGCGACATCGAGCAACTGCATGGCAGACCTCAGCAAACGCTGCTAGAGACAGCCCGCCCCGCCGCGGCAACACTGGCCACAAGGAGGAAGCGAGCATGGGAGGAAAAAAGAGCCAGCGACCCGTCCTTGACCGCGTGCGCCTGGGAAGGAAA